TGCCATTTCAAAAAATACATGACGTAATATTGTAATAGCTTTACTTTCTTCCAATTGATCGTGAAGAATTTTTTGCATAGCCTCAGCTGCTAATGTTGCAGGTTCAATTTGTGGTTGACCCTGTGTAGCTGGACCTTCAACAAAACCTAAATTTTTATACTCTTGTGCTAAATCTCTAAGCAAATCTGTAGCGGTAGCACCTTTAGGTATTTCTTTACCATCACCAGCAAAGCCATATGCACTTTCAGGTTCAGGTTCTTTAGGTTGTTCTTGTGGATTTAAATGAGCTTTATCCGCAATATTTTCTGGGACAGAAGTAGGAGTAACCCCTAAAGGGAATTTACCCTGTGAAAACAATACTTCAATAATCTGTCCAAAAGCTGCTAAAACTTTTGTCTTAGTTATTTTAACAAAAACTCTAGACTTCTCGTTATCACGAAAAGCCATTTCTGTTCCGTATAATCCTCTATAATTTCTATAAGCTTTTAGCCATCTCTTTTCATCGTATACTTTAGCTGTTTCAGCTTCTTGAAATTTACTTCTAATATGTCCAACAAGAATATTACCTTCACTCTCATATCCAGCTTTATCTTTCTTATCTTCCATATATGTTTACTAGTAATCTCTTTCTTCAGCCATTCTAAAGATTGATGGGTCTACTTTACTTTTTGCTCCTGGTTTGTCATTGCTGTCTCCACTCATAGCACCATGCTTAACTTTAGCATTAGGGTCTATAGCTAACTTTTCATTTTTAACTTTAGCAACATCAGGTGCAAGCTCTCCATGTTTGTATCTTTGCATCATGTTATTATTCTCCTGTTATGTATATTAATAATCTTTTTCGTCAGCCAACTTATTAAAGTTAGCATCAATTTGACTTTTGAATTTTTTAGGTTCTTGGTAATCAAATTTACCATCTTGTGTTTCAGTTGCTCTTTCTTCTTTTGAGTAACTTACTTTTATGTTTGTAGTTTCCATAGGCTTTTTAGTTCCAAGTGTTGATTCACTTAAATCACCTTGTTTAACTTTAGCTCTTGGATCAAATTTATATTCCATTGTATATATCCTGTTATTGTTATGTATTATGTTTTATCTTTTTTAGTGATAAAATATTTTTAGTTGGTATGGTTGTATAGTTACCACCTACTTTTATTGTCTTGTTATCTTCAAAACTATAATCAGCCATGACAATAGTTCTATCAGGGTTTTGTTCTACTAACCAACCTATACTACAGCATACAGCTGTTTTAGATTTTTTAATATCAACAATATCATCCCATGAAGATTCGGAAACAATATCTTCCCAGTGTATACTAACTAGAGAATACGGAAAAATTTTTTTATTTATTCTAGGTATCTTTATTTTTTTTGCCACTTAATATCCAAATTTTGTATCTACTGGATTAAAGTCTTGATTAAACATAGGCTTAAATCTTGAAGCATATCTAGGGTGCGTAGGTCTGCTCATACACCCGTATCTTAAAGCATCATAAGCATGATCTTCTGCATGAGTATCTACATCTTCTTGATTGTTCTTATCAAGAGGTAATGTACTTAAAGTCCTTACTAAATTTTTACAAGTTTTAAAAACTCTTATTCCTGGTTCTTTATCAGTTACCATTAGTCTTTTATGTATTTCTAACTTACCATTAATTCTACTTTTGGGTGATCTATCAGATGGTCTCCATCTACAGCCACTTCTAATCATTGTCTCCGCTATACTTGGACCAACATCACCTCGTTTAGCCCATGTACTTGCATCGAGTACACCATAGTTAATATAATCTTGATGTTCTAATTCTAAAACTTTTTTAGCAAATATATCTGCTGTCATCTTTTGAACATATAGTTCTCTATATAACCATAAATTATTATTATAATCAACAGCAAACCATAGCACACAAGCAGGAGAAGAATAGCCCCAGTCAGCGGCACGAAATTTATACCAACCCTTAGGTATCTCAAAAGGTTCAACCACATGTGTAACTTTACTAAATTCTGGAAACGCTGAATCATCATATGCATCCCAATCTCCATCTAAAAATTGTTTTCTTTGTACTTCAGGTAAAGATGCAAGCATGATATAGTAATCATCAGTCTGCATCAAATAAGGATTGTCTTGTAACTTAGCGGGAATAAATCTTCTAGTAATTGATTTAGTTCCTATAGGTGTATCAATCTTTATCTCAAATCTTTTATTAGGCTCTGCAGGTTCAACAAACATTTCTCGTACCCATTGTGAACCAATGTTACCTGGATTACCTGTGGCTCGTAAATACACAGGAATATTCTTATCTACTGATCGTAAAGATGATCGTAAAAAATTAAATATATCTGGCGAAGGATATTGTGGAAGTTCGTCTATTCCTATCCATGTGTAAGACTGACCTTGGTAACGTAAAACATCTGTCATGTTTTCTGCGTAACCGAACTCGATCTTTGCCCCTGATGGGAATCGCCATTCTTTTTCTTGTTCTCTCCATTTTGCTCCTGGGAACGCCCTGCCATATAAACGTTGAGAATGATTAATTAAATCTCTCAACTCAGGCATCGTTCTTCTGATTAGGAGTGCTCGGTGCTGAGCCTTAGAACAATAGCGTAGTGGGTCTATAAGCATTGCGTATGACTTACCACCGCCTCTTGCTCCACCATAAAATACTTCTCTTTCAGAAGCTGCAAGAAATTCTGTCTGTGGACCTGAGTTAGGTTTGAAGATTACTTCTTGCGTTTTTATGTGCTCTTGTATTGCCTTGGGAGCACTCTTGATTATGTCTTCAGTTATTAATTGTTGTTCTTTTCCATCTAATGTTTTATTGATGGTTAACAATTTACTTTTAACATTTTCTGCGTGACGCTTAGCAGATCTTAATGTCTGCTCTGCTTTAGCAACTTTAGTTCGTGTCCGTGCTAAAATCTGTTTGGCTGAGTTCTTTGCTTTCTGCTTGACCTCTTTCGTCTTTGGCTTCGGAGGGGCTACCTCGGTCAATTCTTTTTTTAAGTCCGACATGTGATATGTATCTTCCTGTTTTCCTATGAAGCCATTCTGAGGTTTCTCTTAATGAGCAAGTCTTCAAATAATTCTTTGCTTGATCAAGTGCCTCTAATTCTGATTGTATAGGTTCTAAGTATTCTCCTGATGAGTTTGACTTATAACCAAATGGAATTGTTCTAGATTTTTTCTTTATCATCATCCTTTGCTGGTAATACAAATATTCCGTGCAATGATTTCATACTAATATCTATTTGATCTTTTTTAACAATACCAATTCTATCTAATATCTGTTTAGCTGCTTCCATTCTTATGTTAGCATGTGGAGTTGTTCCATCCTCATCTAACATATTAACTATTTTAGTTGCAGCTTTTGCAGAATGTACAGCTAGATAACTCTCTGCACGTTCTACTATTTCTTTTTTTAAATTCTGTATAACTTTAGGATAAGAATGTTCTGAGTAACCCGCTAGCTCTCCCGCTCTTTTGGGATCTCCTTGGGCTTCTCCGAATAATACGTTTAGAAACTTTTCCTGTGAATCTGTCAAGCTTCTTTTTTGATTCGGTATTATAGTAGAATCCATGTCTTGCATTTATTATTTCCATTATGTCCCAAAAGGACAGTTCTGTTTGTTTGTTAATCATTATTTTATTGTAGTTGTGGGAATTCCTAGGAAAATTCCCCTAGTTAAGCATGTAAACCAGTGATGACCTCTTTCTGTTTTATATTAATAATTGTGTCCTTTTGATTTACACTTGCTTATTCTTCTAGTATAGCGGTTATATCAATTTTGTCAACACATATTTTAATTTATTATGTAGCTGCGACAGAGTTACACAAATTAACTGTTGACAAAATCGGAATAGAGGTGTATAATAGAATTGGTACCCACCAGGGGGGTCCTATACCCACAGCATAGGTACTTTTACAGCTACCCCCTTAGGGTATACATACAAATATTGTCGGAATATTCAGACCTAAAATGTAGCCACCAGGTGGTTTACATGGGTTTTAGAGATTTTATGGTATTGGTATATATATCCTATAGTATAGGGGGGGTGTCCCCTGCCTGCCCACGTAATAAAATCAAGGCTTATCTGCCAAAAAACAAAATAGTTTCCCACAAATCTAGCTAGGGGTAGTAATAAATTTTTTTAATTAAATTAAGTTAACACCCATGAGCAACTGAGGTAGGCTAGAATTTTGTAACTAATAACCCCCACGTTAACCTAAGTTAAATTTATTAGAGCCAAAAAAAAACCCCTGATATTTAGTCAGGGGTTTAATTGGATATTCCTTTTTACTTACTTAGTTAAGCTGATATTTTTTCCTGAATATCGCCTGACAAACTTTCCTCATACTTGCTGAAAGTATCTCTAATTTTAGCAAAGTCTATTAGACCGAAGCTACCAATAACGCCAGCGTCCTCATCACTTATTTTTTCTAACAACTTAGCTGGGTTTTTGCTTTCACAAATATTCTGCAAGTTCTCTAAAATACTTAATGCTTCTTTTAAACTTCTAGAAATATTCACAGAGTTTTTTGCGTTAGGTCTTTTTACTGTCGGATATTCGGCACTCCATATTTTGTTAATTGTACTAGGAACAATCTCAACTAATTCCTCACTAGTATTCTTGACCTTTTTTTTACCACCTTTTTGACCTTGCTTAGTCTGTTCAATAAATGGCGTTGCAACTTTGTCCATAACTAAAATTTCATTATTTTTAGTTACATCAAACTGTTCAGGTTTGCTGAACATCATTATTGCAAGTCTTACAGCCATTGTAATGGAAACCTCAAAATTTTGGTTAAGGTCTTTTTGTCTGTCATAACTTGCTAAGTCATAACAATGTGACCTTAAAAATTTGATAGTGTTCCAATCTTTAATTTCAATTTTGCCCGAACTTGCTTCGGTCATTAAAGATTTTATTGCTGTCGCCATTTGTGGAACTACAACTGAAGCTAAGTTTTTTGTAATATTTTTAGCTTTAAATAATACAGATTTTAATGCTTCATTTGATTTTAATGAATTCATGAAGTTTTTTTCCTCCATGTCCTCATTTTGTTCCATTACGTTTTTTGTGTTTTTTACCATGTTTTTTTCCTTTTCATTTTTAGAATAACCAACACCAATAAATGATGCTTTTAAATTATTCTTATTTTTAAAAGGAATATCCATATACACTTATCGCATTTTAAAACTTTTAT